GTGGAGCCATGAACAATAAAGGTTATTCTCTTAGTTCACAAATAGAAAAAATGAAGTCTGCCGCGATTATACGAGGTCTGGAAAAAGAAGTACGTAACACCAAACGACCTGATGACGCAGGGCGAACCATCTTAGACTTTGAATTTAATAAAGTAAAAGAAGAACTTCTTATAAGAGCGCAGTTTGCAAGGACAGGAGCTACTAATAAATCTACTGAAAGATACTTTCAAAGATCCAACCAGTTAGCGTTTATATATACTATTGGATTCAATGCGTCCTCTGCTCTAGTAAACTTGTCGCAGGTACCTTTAGTGGTAGGACCGTTTTTGACAGGTAAGTTTGGAGCTGTTGAAACTAGTATGGCTATGGCTAGAGCAGGCAAATTTGTAGGAGCGTCTAAACTATCTATTGATGAATATTACGACGTTAAGGATGGCGCGTACACTTTAAAACCTAGCGTAGAAAAGAACATACGCGCCACAAACCCTAAGAAGTCTGATGCTGATGCGATAATAAAACAATATATACGCATGATACCTATGGTAAAAGCCGCTAAAGATAGAGGGCAGGTGTATCATTCTGAAATAAAAGACCAATTAAGAGCAGGGCAAGGGACTAGTAAAAACCCTGCGCTACGGTTATTAGATAAAGTGTCTGTAGGTTCGGCGATTATGTTTAGCGCCGCAGAAAGATTTAACCGTCAAACTACGTTAACTATGAGTTATGACTTGGTGCTAAACAAACTAGACGCTATTGATGCATCTAACAAAAAAGGTAAGAAAGAAAAATACTACAGTGCGTTGGATGCTAAGTTCATAGACGTACCTACAAGTTCAGAAGCTAGGATGAAGTTTGCGGCTGATGAAGCTTTATACCTTACACAGGAGACCAACGGAGGCTCAGTGCTAGAGACTGCGGCAGGATACTCTCAGCAAGGTTTAGGGCGTGTAGCTTTAATGTATAAAAGTTATGGTCTACAAATGTATTACTCTATGCTTAAAGCGGGAAAAATGTACTTAGATAATATAAAAGGTACAGACGCAGAGAGTGTACAGCTTAGAAAAATGGCACGTAATCAGTTACTAGGTATACACGGCTCTGCGCTGTTCTTTGCAGGTGCGCAAGGTGTACCGTTATACGGTACTGTCGCTATGATTGCAGATTTATTCTTCTTGGACGATGAGGAAGATGATTTTGATACTGCGGTACGTAAGCACATAGGTGAAGGTTGGTATAAAGGTGCGGTGACAGAGCTTACGGGAGTAGACATTGCAGGGCGTGTACGTCTGACAGGTTTGTTACTACAAGAAAATAGATTTAATAAAGATGCTTCATTAGAAGAAAGTTTAGCATTCTACCTAGGTGGTCCTGCACTAAGTACTGCTAACAGGTTATACCGTGGTGTTAGTGACTTACGTTCTGGGGACATAGGTAGTGTAGAGCGTGGCATAGAAAACTTAGCTCCTGCTGGCCTAACTAACGCTTGGCGTAATTCTTTCGGGCGTTATGCTAGAGAGGGGGGCATACGTACTAGAAGAGGTGATCCTATATATGATGATATGACCGCAGGTGATTTTGCGGCTCAAGCATTAGGCTTTCCTCCTGCTGAATACACTTTTAGACAAGAACAGACTGCTAGAAATAAAGGTATAGAGAGAGCTATAACTCAAAAAAGAACTAAACTAACTAAAAAATTCTATATAGCTCAACGTATGGGAGACCATGAAACTATGGGAGAGGTTATTAAAGATATAGTAGCTCATAACAAGAGACATCCTACTGTGGCAGTAACTCCAGAACAAATATCTAGATCTGTTGACTCTCATTTAGCAACTACCGCTAGAATGCATAATGGTGTTACAGTTAACCCACTTATGCAGTATGCAATTATGAGAAGTAACATGGAGTATAGACAATAAAAAAAACCCCCTACCGTCTCGGCAACGAATAGGGGGCAACGGGGAGTAAATCTGAACTATAGAAACTATATCATAAAGTACGCCAAACACGCACACCTAATTTCTCGTTTTCAGTTCTTACTCTAAACTCAAGAGTCCAAGATTTATTCTTGAATATCTCCTTAACTTGTTTTAGTGTCTTATCTGTATTTACACAAGGCACAAAGACAGAAGCACCTATTACCATATTGTCCCAATTGACGACTATCTTTACGCCATCGGGATTAAGGTCATCAATCTTCAGCATGTTCTGGCCCATCTATACTTACACCAGAACAGTCTATGGCTATTACTCTAGTAGCAGGTAGCTGAGTAGACGTGCCTTTAGTAAGTCTTATTACTACTGGTTTGGCATTCATCTTTTCTTTAAGGTCTTGAATAAAAGACCCATAGTTTATCTGCTGTTTGCCACACCACTTCTTTAACTGTTTTGGTACTAGGTATGCCATCTTAGTATCTGTTTCATACCTACCTACTAACCTAACTTTAGGATCTAATTCAGGTATGATTAATCCATCAAGACCGTTATCCTGACCTTTACGTAAATCGTCAGTGCTTTGGATTTTTAGTATGCTACCCCAATGCTCGTGGATATAACTATTTAAAGTATCATGCACAGGAGTGTTCATGTCGCTAATGGCGCTCATATTTTCTGCTAATAGTCTTAACACATAAGCTTTTAGCTTTTTCATATTGTAGTTAACAAGCCCTAGACGTTTAGCTATTATCAATCCTGTAAGCGTAGCCGCTACACCTGCTGACCAAAACCTATTTTCAGAAGTTAAGTTAGCTTCCTTATCAATCTTTATTTGCACTCTTTGTAGTAAAGCTTTTACTTCATCTAGATTATTAATTACAAACTGTATGTATATCTTACCTGCTACGCCATGCACTTTCTTAATCCTCGCTTGGTGTGCATCTGTTTCCTCCTTAGTCTCTGATTTTTTAAATAGCTTAACCGCTTTGGTCTCCAACATCCTTTGTGCCTCTGCCCTCGGTATAGCTTTAAACATACTTACTCTTTCTATAAAACTTGTATTACCAGTACTAACAGATAACAGGCTCCACGGCTTACCACGAAATCTTTCTACATTACTACCACCTGACATTCTGGCACGTTGTTTACCTCCTGACAGTTGGTAAGCTAACTGAGATAGCACTTCACCACTAGCGTTAGTCAACTCATCAAGGTATAAAGGTAAATTGTGGTAGACCTCCCCCCTATTCATTGTAGAATTATTAGTGTCCTTCTCCTGCATAACAAATCCATCTGGCTCTGCCCATACCGATGCCCCTACGAACATGGCAGTAGTCTTACCCTCTCCACCTTTACCGTGTATGTGAAACCCTGCGCAAGCTATAGGGGAGAACTCCATCAAAGGAGCACCGAAAGAAGTTCCTACTATATATTGGTGTAATTCAAACCCTTCTCTATCGTAGAAGTTAGCCAATAACTTCCATTCATCTAAAGTCCCCTTAGGCTCAAATAAATCAAACAAACCTGCCGTAGCAGTAGAAGGAGGATTAGATCCTACTCTATCTCCAAATACTTCTTTGTCCCCAATAACAAATGATTTGTATGTGTCGTCTGTCCAACCAAACTGTCTACGAGCCTCATCAGCTACATTAGTAGCCTGTAACTCGTTTACCCATGCGGTAGTGTAAGTCATAAGATCGTCCATTTTAGTTACCGCCACTCCCTGCATGGACATTTGTTTTCTAAACTCATCACGGGAAGTAACTGCTGTCAAAGGTACTGTAAATTCTCGTACGCCATCCACAGGTAAGTGCAGTCGCATGACTATAGACTCGCCTACTTCTTGATCGCGTATACGTTTTGTTACATATAAATCGTTATGGTATATAAGTCTTTCGTCTATCTCGCCGTCAGAAGTTTTAGTTCGTAGATATACACCTCCGTTAGCCCCTCTAAAATAAGGTTTAGGGTATGTAGGTATAGAATACGTAGCCGTATCACCAAACTCGTCTTCAGAATCTACAAGAACTTCTACCATATTATCTTCTTTGCTAGCCTCTGCCACAGTGCGACCTAGCAATATGGGGGACTTAATTTTGCCCCAATGTTTACAATCAGTACATACCTCAGGGTTAAATTCATCAAAAGAAGTGCACAGATATGGGCCTTTTATATTTTCTAGCTTGTCTGCGGTAGCTTCTGGAGAATAGTTAGGATGCTTTTTAGATATAGACTTAGCCCCACTAGCACCATCAGAGCAAAACTTTGCTATAGACAGCCCTGCCCTCCACAAAGGCTCACTGCAATTCTCTTGGTCAGTAGCTATTATTTTTATCTGCTCACAGCCTGTACCTGCTATGGTTTTATCAATGATAGTTTTAAACTTGTTATCATTGTTTTTTATTAACGCTTCCCTAAAAGCACTAATCCCATCTTCTATCTTTGTGGGAACTGGTATCATGTCCATACCAAGCAACTCAGCAAACGCATCAAAGTCTACAGGTTCAGGTACGTCCCCTACAAAATAATCAACAGGAGAAGGAGGGCTAGTCTTATAGTTGTGTGTCTTAGGTACTCGTAGTATTCTAGCGGCGTCAGCAGTCACTGCGGGATCTGCCAAGAGTTTATGAGTACCACATAACTTCTTTAGGTGTTCTGCTACAGGAACCCAATCAAGTGGAGATACATGTTCAGAAAGAAACCAATAAGCNTGTACGCCCCGTCCTGAGTTTATAAGCATNGGTTTTGGCAAGGAAAGAGTCTTACAAAATTTAGCCAATGCTTTTATTGCTTGATCTTGATCGGGATAGTCTTTAGTAGCACCACAGTCAAGATCAAGAAAGAAAGATTTAAGTTTATTCACGTTATTAACTTTACGTGAGTTATCTTCGTTGAATGTTGCTAAGGCAAAGTAAGTATCATAGCCTTGAGAGTCTAATTTTTGTGCCGCATCTACTACGTGATCTATGGAGGAGTAGAACTTTTGAACCCTCCGATCATCTTCTGTACGAAATGCGAACACACAGTAGCGACCTTCACTACTAAGAGTATTCTGCAAAAAAGTTTTAGTATCCATTATTCACTACCTAGGTCCGAGAGATAGTGTAGCAGGGGTGCGGTTGCACCCTTTTCGGAAAAATCCTAGCTACATGAGGTGTTGGTAAGAGGTTAGTCGTCCCACTCATCAACGATTGAGGCCAAATCCTTATCGGCTTCTTTTGGCGCGACTGTCTTTGTTTTTGCGACCTTCTTTGGCTCTTTTACTGGAGCAGGTTCATCTTCAAAAACATCGTCACTTACTTCGGGTGCAGGTTTGGCAGTTTCAAATGGATTGCCACTTGCCTCCATCTCAAACCCGTCCACCGCACTAAACGGTGATGCGGACTCTAGNGGTACATACTTAGTAACCTGTACTGCGCGTAGTCGGATAGATACACCTGCTTCACGCATAAAGTACGGGTAGAATGTTACCGCTACATTGCCGTGACTGCCAGTAGTTAATTTAAAATCTTCAGGTAACTCTTTACTTTTGGCATCGTATTGTTTGGGTCGTGCCGTAGCATCCTTACCATACGCCGCTTTAAGTACAGCTTTACCTACATAACTCCCGTCTTCTTGCTTCTCAAACGGAAAGTCTATCTTGTCGGGCCAGTTCTTTTCTTTAGCCGCTAAATAAGATTCCGCCATCTTCGCATACAAAGCTTTTGCCTGATCTTTATCCATGCGAAACTTTGTTTCATACTTTGCCCCATCATCAAACGGGTCACATGGTACGCTTTTACCATTCTCCCCTGCCGCAGAGTCAAACTTATACGGCTGATTAATACGTGGATAAAGTATTTCTACACTTTCAATAATATAACTCATAACATAAGTCCTTAGTTTTTAGTTTGCATCTATTTCAAAGCCCTCTACTACGCCAAACGGAGACACAGAGTTGTTTACTGGTGATACATCTAAAGTTATAGCTTTCAATGTATCTGGATGATTAATCATTTTTTGCACAGTATCTAACTCCACAGCCCCAAGAGAACGCACGGGTTTAAAATAAAGTTTTGGTACAACACTTCTCTCGTCAAAATACATTCTTGTAAGAATGTTTGTAGCTACAGCGTTACGCCCTGACAAGAACTTGACGTATCCCTGCATGGTCATGTGCCCACCATGCCCTTTACCATATATAGAAGTAGCAGGTAATTGAAGTTGATATATATCTCCCAACTCACTCTCAAATGCTACCGCTAGGCGTTGCGAAAACCTACACGCACGTCCTCCGTTACTACCCGAACCGCGTATATTATTCGCGCAATCCAAACAACGATTAGATTGCTTCTGGTCTTTGGGGACATCCGTAGATGGTCTCTGTGTATCTGCGGACCAACATAAAGGAAACGCAACCTTATTAGGGTCGTATGCATCCTTATAGTAAGTACGAGACACTGGAGCGGCATTCACAATAACTATGTCCCTAAAGCTATCCATATTCGTGTTAACTTCTCTACCATTAACTACCTCGTTAAACCTGCTACCACGAATACTGATTCGACGTAGGCCAGAGCCTCCATCCACTAGATGTCCTCATCTGCAAATGCTTCGGTAACTAACTCCGCAGTGTTTTCTGAGGCATCAAAACTTTCTAACTCCATACTCTCTTCTTTAGGTTTCAGCGCATCAGTGACATCACTAATTCTAAACCGATAAGTATTACCAACTTTCAGGTAAGCACTCTTAGGTATATGCTGTTGCCGTATCCAAGCGCGAATGGTTGATACTGATACTGAGAAATGCTTTGACACTTCCTCAATGGGTACAAATTGTTCACTCATTATTTTTTCCTCACCGCTATCGCGTATTCTGAGTCTACATTAAGACCTTTAGGTACAAGGTCGGGGTTATCTTCCAAGAACTGCCGCACATTAGCTTGGTTCAATCTCTTATCAAAAAACTCAGGCACTTCATTGTTCAAAACAAATTCATACATAGATTGCCAATCACTAGTCCAGTATCGAGTCTTAACAGATCTATAGAATAACCCTGCTGAAGTCCTAACACTTTCAAGTCCCTGTTCTTCACAGTATGTAAGTAATGCTTTCTTTACTTTATCCAACTGCTTGACTAGTACGTCATCTTCTTCTTTAAATGATGCGGATAACTCCGCACGTTTAGCCTTTATTTTAAGATAAACCTCGGTAAGCTTCTCTGCATTGGGTTCATCTATAATCTCTTCGCTCATTTACTACCTCCATTAAGTGACGAGACTTTAACTTTAATGGTGTTTATTGCTTTAGTCAAGTATTTCTTTGTAAAGGTCAATCATTTTTGTGTGTACGTCAATTCTGTTATCTAATAATGAGTAAACACGTTTCTCTGCGTGAGACCCTTGTAGCTGCACAACGGTACATTTGTGATCTTGTCCTGATCTGTGTACACGCGCATTAGCTTGAGCGTAAGTTTCTAAAGAACTTGTTGGACCCCACCATACCACTGTGTTTGCGGCTGTTAAGGTAACTCCATGTGCGGCGGCTTGCGGTTGTATGACTAATACTTTAGGGTTGTCTTGTTCTTGAAANCTTTTAAATATNTCTGTTCTTTTTGGGGCTGATACATCTCCACGTATGACCTCTGTTGATATACCTTCACTACGTAGCTTGTCTGTAAGTATGTTTATGACATGTTTAAAGGGCACAAATATTAATACTTTTTTACTAGACTCATCTATTACTTCTCTTAATACCTTATATCGGTGCTTAATATCAAACTCTAATGCGTCACCTTTATCGGTGTAAACTGCACCTGCTGATATTTGTAGTAACTTGTTCATGTTAACTGCCGCATTTGCCGCTGATATTTGTTCACCTGCCGCTTGCATTACCATCTTACTCTTCAGTTCTTTATAGTATTTGTTTTGCTGACGAGTCATTTCTACTTGGCGTTTGACATATACCATAGGGGGTAAGTCCAAACATTCTTCTTTGGTAAATCTTATGGCAGGTT